CTTCAGAAGATATACCGGCTCCAAATTGTATTTCTACTTTATCATCAGCGCGTAATCTTGTTACAAATCTCTTTTCCTTCTTTTCATAACATAGTAAGTAGGGAACAGATGACCTATACTGTGATAGTACGGAATCATTAAAAGGCAGGTTTGGAACCTCCTTAGCTACTAAGTCCTGCGCTAAATAAGGTACCTCATACCATGTGTCTTGCTCGCTATCTACTATATCGATAATCTCAAGTACATCAGTATCCGGTAATACTATTTTATCATACGGTTTTGCCTCGTTAAAGGTATATGTTCTGGTTCTAATATTACCTGATACGGCTCTTACGTTTTTCTTTAACATAAAGTACTCAACCTCTCCAGCATCATCTAACGAGTAAACAGATACTTCAGTAGGACTATATGACGAGCTATATCTGAAATCTATAGAATCTACTGTTCTAAATGTTTTGCCGACATCTGAACTTACAGTCATATTAGCGGAAACTTGGAGTGCATATCTCCAGTCTGGAGAAGTATTTCCTCCGGATCCGATAGCGGGAAGTAGTTGAAATACGTCCAAATCAACGGATGCAGGAGTAGTAATTTTAGGCCTATAACCTAAGGAGCTAGCTAAATTGTACATGTTAATCTTCTCCTCTACTGTACTAAGTAGAGACTCTCTTAACTGTACATCTGTATAAAATGATAGAACACCACCTACGTATGATGCTAGTTCAATAAACATCATACCGGGATCAGATTCATTAAAATCGTTATAGGTATTCGGAAAATAATTACGTGTGAATTCAATTAAAGCTTTTCGATATTCGCCGAAATCTTTATTTAAGTATTTAACGTTTTTCCTGACTAAATTAGCTCTTACTCCCATTATTGTATATTATATATTGGAACGTCTATTCCGTTTGTGTAAACGGTTATCGTCCTATTCGCTCCAGCTTTAGTAATTCTAAAAGATATAGATATTGCTACAGTATTTTCAACATTATTTAATGGTATTTCCTCGTAGGAATTACTATAGTCCGCTTTTATGTTTAATATATCTATGTAAGGTAGCCAGAATCTTATTGCTTCGTCTACGCCAGTTTCAAGTTTATATAGATTTGACCTACTATTCTGTTCAAATTGATAATCCGGTATTGGAGATCCAAAACGCGGATTCATTGGTCTTTCTCCTCTCCTAGTTAGAAGTAAATTTACAAGATTACTTATTGCCTGTTCTTCGGTAGAATAAGATTGTGTAAAAACACCTACATTCTTAACAACAGGTACTATATACTTACCTGTCCTCACTCTCTCGTAAGTGTCTTTATTAAGAGGCAACATCACTCCGACTGCTCTATCCTCCTCTTGATCAGGTAGGTATGATTTAAAGAGTCTCGACGTTGCCATATATTATTTCTTATTTATTTTAGACATGAGGGAACTGTAATCTCTATTTATTATATCTAAAGTGTCCTGTACGGCTGGATTATTTAAATTTACGGGTTTGCCTTCGAGTCCGACAGGCATGTCCGTAGGAGAGCTATCGGATAAGAAATCTGAAGCTAATCCTTGATTGCCTATTGGGGTAGAACTGTTAATTAGTCCTTCAAGGAGTGGATTGTTTGAGAGTTTTACTTTAGGAGAGCGAGTACTGGAATTAGTGTTAGATGTAGATACTGTAGACATAGATTGCTCCTCCTCTCCTAACATCGTAGTTAGTGATAAACTCTCTTCCTCCTTTTCAGTAAGATGTTTAAGCTCACTTCGAAGTACATTTGTAAGCTCTTCTCTCACTATTTTTCTTAAAAGATTTTCAAATAATCTTGACTTTTTAGACATATGACTTAATAATTATTTACTATAAATATCTAATTATTACACTAAGTTTACTCTCACCTCCCTACTATGTACTACTAAATCTTCAAATATCGATAATTTTGACATCCCGTCGTACATTCTGTCTGTCATTTCTTCTAATAAGTTATTATCAGATGTAGTTACATTAGTTGTTATTAACCTGTTGCGTTCTAGTGTTATACTTTCGAGAGGAGGTAGCACGCTTATGTCAACTAACTCGGGCGATTGTTCAACTAAGTAGTTACTACCTACATAATAGTACCCTTGCTTACATTGAGGGGAGTTTGTATAAATGAGAAGTATACCGTATACATCCTGTATTATATTATTAGCGCTTTCTGTAATGGTTAATTCTACATTAGAAGTATACAGAATACCTTTACACGTGGAAGATGTGTTTGCGAGGTTGAAAGACGTACTGTAAGACTTACCATCAGGATCTGATTTAACGCATTCGTTTTCACACTCCTCTTTTGTAGGATATTTTCCTTTTGAATCCTTCACACATTTACCGGTGTCAGGTATACATTTCCACTTCTCTTCGCCTCCGCCGCCGCCTCCGCCGCCTCCGCCGCCTCCACCGCTGCTTCCTACGGAACCAGCTTGATCACATCCGTCGCATGATTTTTGTAACTGTGGTATGTCTAACATACTTTCAGACTTTAACTCTATTGAGTCTTGACCAAGTTTAAATTCCTTATTTATAGGTATTTTTGGAAGGTTTATTTTTCTACATCTAGAATTTAACGATCTAGCTTTAATATGATTTCTCATACAGGAAACGGCATTTGATGCAAACAATGTAGGTCCGTTTATTAGACCGGGAAGGGTCTGAAACCTATCTTTACCAGATGTAAGGTCGGCTAACTCTTGTGCGTTTTTCTGAACGATGTCAACTAATTTATCGAAATCTACTTTATGTTTATCGGTGACGAGTTTTATTTTTTTGCCTGATATATGAACTTGTTTTTTACCTAAGAGAATTAGTCTCTCCTTTTTTGCATTAAGTACAACTCTATCTGAATCATTTACTGATTGCGGTCTTGGGAAAAAGGGCATCGATCGTGTAAGAAATGTACAGGTACGGCCAGGTACTAATCGTGGAAGTCTCTGCGTTGATGTTAAGTATATTGATGATGGATCTTTGGCTAAATCTTCAATTTCATAAACTTGTGAAAACTTTTTAATGAATCCTTGATGCTTGCCTGGGATAGGAATTTGAGCTGTTATTGGTCCGGAGCTAGATCCACCGCCTCCGCCACCGCCTCCAGCAGCTGCTCCTATATGTGGAGGTAGTTTTTTAGGTCCTGGTGGAGATATTTTAAAAACCATTATAGGATCACCTTCTTCACCTGTCCTTTTCCATGTCGGTTTATTATCAGCCCAGGGTTTTAATTTACCTTCGTTATATGACATTCCCAATCTTATAGAAGTACCTTGACGTCCTCTAAGCAGAAAGTCTCCTTCGAAAAGCTGTGATACCGGTTGGGGACGGATAGGGAAAGGGAAATAATGTCCTGGAAGCATTTCTGTAGGGGGTGTGCCGTTTTGTGACCTGTGAGTTGAATTTGGCATTTGATTAAATGCTAGGTCGTCAGAAGTGTTGATAGGTTGCGGCATATAGTAATATGCAGAGTTTAAACCGGAAGCTGCATACGGAACACTCTTATGATATGACGGACCTTTGAACACTATTACATGTTCTCCTCTCAAAGGTACGGACATCATAGAATGCCAAGCTGGTGCTGCCCATACGTCTACAGGATCTTGGAAGGGAGACTCTGAGAATAGCCTGATCTTAACACTGCCGACTGGCAGAAGGTTACCATAGTCGTCCATCTGATCCTTCTTACCATACTTATCTACGTTAATTACTTCTCCTATATTCATTCTAAATCTTCTTTTTCTATACTCTGGTCAATGACCTGCTTGGCTTCCTCCATTGCGGATAGGAGTTGTTCTTTTTCTTGAGTAGACAGTAGGGTGTCTAGCTCTCCTAAACTACTAACGCCCTTATTAAGGTGTCTTTGAACAATACTAGCTAGTTTAACTAACATCTCATCATTCTTAACGTCAATTTCTAAATACTCTTTAACGAGAGGAACCAACATCTCTGCATTCTCTATCGTAATTTGATTAGATAAATTATCGACAAGCGTCTTGATGTCAGCATGTTTCGATTTTGAGTTATAGTATATATCAGACATTAACGTTGAAAACGTCACACCTTCAAATAACTCAAAAGAATCGTTATTTTGATCGGACATAATGTGCTTTATATATAAATATAGAGCACGTAGTAATTTCTAACTTTGATTTAAAAAGTTACTATAGGCCTTATAAAAGTCTTCTTTTAATATGTTAACTACTTTGGTTATATTCTGAGTCTTATAACCGGTTCTTTCTCGAATTAATACGTATAAGGTTTTCTTGTGGAAAGAATCTAACCCCTTTCTTGTTTTAAATATCTCCAATACCGAATCCGCTATAGCTCTATCCTTCTCATTCGTAAATCTACTATAAAGTTCTTGATCTACCAAAGCTACCCACTTATCTATAAAGTCAGATAAGTTCTCTGTATAACTACTTCTTGCTATCTCACTCTTCAAATCTCTCTCATCATCGATAAGTAAAACATCTTCCTTACTCTGCAAATCCTTATAACTCCTCGTATTAGTTAATATAAGGTAATGCTTTGCAACAATTGTGAAATATGAAAAAGCTTTCCCTTTATCTTCCGTATACTTACCCAACTTTTCAGTTAGGAATGAAACAGTATCATGCTTACACTCTTCGTACGAGCCTCCCAAACCGTAGTAATAAAACTTATACTTATTAATTAAATTTTCTTCTAATTTATCAAATGCCGGATATATTATAGTTGAATATAGGTGATTCTTTTTACTGAATTCCGTATCCGGTAGTGAATTGAATTCAATAATAGCATCTTGAACCTCTAACGAAAAATACCGTTTCTTCTTACTTTTCCTGGTTTTCCTCTTCATACTTATAATGTGTAAATATGTTTCCTAAATTATCAAATACTGACTGTATTGTTTTAAATGCAAAACCTATCTCATCATCAGATGAGAATGCTCCTTTTTTATCTATTTTTTGAAGTCTAACTATTCCATTCAATACCATTTCCTCAAATGATATGAAGAAGGAAATGTAGTTTTCAAGCTGATCACCGTACTCGTGGTTAATCTTCTCTAATACGACTATTTTATTGTACATTCTGACGGAAGAGAATATACACAGCGACATTGCTATTACGATTAACATCACCGCCCATATACTAATACTAATAACCACTACTTTACTTTTTTAGAAATTTAATAAATCATCAAGAGTGACCTTCTCGCCGGTCTTTTCTGGGGTCTTGACGGGTGCTTTAGAGTCACGGTACCTTTCATACTCAAATTGAGCTGCCATCATATCACTAATCCATATAATATATGGTAGGTTTGTCTTAAACTTAGAACTTTCCATTCGAGAGATGTAGTACGGTTTATTTGCTTCATCGAAGATACCGTCATGAACCTTTATTCCCATAAACTCATTCCAAGACATCTTAACACCTGCTTCCTGCAATAAAAATAATCCTCGATCAGGCACCTTACTAAAAGGTATGTCAGGATTAATAATATAAGCTTCATTTAGATTATTTCTCCTCCAATCATCCTTTTGAGGCAAATATGTCTCGTTACCATCACCTTGAAATCCCAGCTTTCCTAAATCATGATTTAGCGCTACAAATACCAACTCCTCCTCAGTAAACCCATCTACACTAAGACCTTTCTCCATATAGGAATTATATGTACTGAGGGAGAAATCTACAACGCGTAATATGTGATCTAAGTAACCGCCAGGTATAGCATTATGGAAGTGAGCTTTGCCACTAGCAGGAGCGTATACAACTCTATCTCCTAAGTCATCGTACATTTTCTTAAGAAGATCCCCTCTATCAGAGGAAATGTACTTATCAATGGTGTTATAGAAGTCTTGAAAATTATTCGCAACCTCATCAGGGGAAAGTAAAAAACTCATAACTATTTTTAAGAAAATTAATTAACTATCTTTCTTCTTCGATTGATGTATTTGAAAAGCCGTCATATTCCTCTTTTGCGAATTGGAAAGTTCTCGTGGCTCCTCTTCTTTTAAGATATTACTTTCTTCCTTATCATCCAACTTATCTACTATTTTTTTTGACTCTTCCTCCTGTTCCGGTTCTTTTAATTTTTTCCCTTCTTCTAATTCCCGATCTTTTTGTTTCTTTTTTAAAGATTCAGCAAATTGATCCAACTCTTTAATGGTTGCTACGTATCTAGATGGAGATGTAGGGTCTGGGGAAGGGGGGTTTTCATTCTCATATAAATCATCAAAGCTTTTAGGCTCGACATCCTCACTTGTTTCATTTGAATCAATACGTTTTAGTCCAAAGATATTATTTGCTGCTATTACTAAACAGACTGCAAGTGGGTCGAAAACAAATACAATAATGATAAGCAGCCAGTTAACTAATCGTTCCATTGGAATGCCAGTTAGCTTATTTAGGTAGATTAGCGGGCCTAGTTCCGCTGCAGCTGTATTTGAATTCTCTATCTCGATCACCTGTAACTCTAACGATACGATTGAATCGTTTAATACCTCTGCTTTTGCGTCAATATCGTTACGTCTCGCTAAAGCATCGTCTAGTTGCTTTTCGAAAGACTGTCTTATCGATCTAGAGCTAGTTGTTATAAGTTGGCCAGATTCCTTATCTATGTATTGAACTTGAGTTCCAGAAGAAAGGGATTTTCTTAATTCAGAAATATCATTAACTATGTTCTGTTTCTCAGCATTATAATCAGCTAATTGAGTTTCATAATTAGATTTTCTATATTCAATAACAGAAATCTCTTTCTGAACAACCTCATTCTGAGTTGCAGTAACTTGATAGGCGTTAGATAGGAATCCGTAAATTCCGGCTGACGTTATAAAGATTAATACTGTGGAAGCAGTAATAAAATAAAATTTTAATAATCGTGGCAAAATATTCCAATACTGGTGCAGTAGGGATACGATTGCTAGTTTTGAAATCTCGAGGGAGGTCGCCATAATAATTATAGCGAAACTGGCTCCAGCGAATAATTTACTGAGTCCGTACACAGAGAAGAAAGCAGCACTAGTACTAACGCTGAGAGCACATAGTACTACAATGATTGGTAAAAATATACGTTTCCACATAATAAGGTAACAGGTTTAGTTTATGTCAAGTATCTTGGTAAGGTTATTCAGTCTCTTAAGAACATACTCCACCTTTCTTAGAGCTTCTCCTTTATCGATACTATTTTCTCTAACCGACTTGGTTAGGGAAAATAAAATATCTTTAGACTCATCGACTAATTTAATACAGTCATCTTTTCTTCTCATGAAATCAATCTTTTTATATAAATAGATTCTATTTATAATAAATACTTAAAAAGTAATAGGAATATAATAGCTAGCTTAGCTAGCTGTAGCTTTAGCTACGAATTATATAATATACTTAATTAAGTATCTAAATCTACGTTAGAAGTTACGAACTTTTTTTCGTAAGATCCAACTAAAAAATAATTTTTTTTTAAAAAAAAGTGTTAATATTAAATTACTTTAATAAAAAGAATCTAAATCACTATGAAATATAAATTTATTGATCCTGAAGATAGTAATTTTGATCCTGAGAATCCAGAGATTGAAGTTAAGAATTATGGAAGGTATAGAAGGAGTGAACTAAAACAAAACATATCTAATATGCTAACATCTATCACCTCAGGACTTAAAAAATACTTAAGTGATAATACTCCTAGATATGATATGCTAGCCTCAGCTATTTCTAATTTAGATCCGGAAAGTAAGCTACTCTCATTTCTAAAAGCTGACCTAGGAGCTGCTTCAGAGTTAGAAGACTTAAGACGTAAAGGTGGTCAGAGAAGAAAGGATATTCCAAAGTTAGATTAAATATATGAAAGCAGTTAAGATAACAGAAGATGATTTTAATCAGTACCTAAACTTAGATGACACTGTCAAAACTAAACTAGTAAATATACTACTATCCTCAGCGCCTGTGGAGGTGTTTAAAGAGGAGCTGTCTAGGTCTGATCTCCCTACTGGAACAGTCATGCACACCTTACTTAAAGCGTTACAGAAATCCAAAGAGCCAATTAAAGAGGAGTTACCTGTCGAAGAAGATATCGTTGTTAAGAAGATATTAGCACTTGAAGCTAATAGAAAAGGTAGTTCTAAAGTATTATCTGTAACTGATTTTAGAAAAGAAAACGCTATAGTTCACCTTTACGCTGCAGACTTAGATAGTCTTACGGAGTTTGAAGTTAACGCTATTATACGTAATAATGTTATATGTAAGAGGAGTTACTTACCGATTCCTGTCAAACTTGAAACATTTCCCTATTACTCTCAGATAGAGGTACTCGGATACCTTAAAGGTAAGTTATCTCTAAACTAACCTACTAATCATTTCAATTAAATACGGATCCGGATACACATCATCTTTATCCGTCCTAACGTTAGAATGGGATAGAATACCTCTAACCTTACCTAATTTAGCATCGACTGAGTAATCGAAAGCCTTATTTACATCTGATTGATATTGTTCAATAAGTTTGGGTAAACCTTTTGTATAGTCAATTTGATGTAAATCACCTAAATAACGGATTAAATCACCTAATACATCAATCTGACGTTTACTATATTTGTGGAAATATAACTGTCCTTTGTGGGGTTTGTCTAAGGTAAATACTTGACTACCGTGTATTTCTTTATCGATCCAGTTATAGAATCTACCTCCACTTTCTGTTAACCTACCAAAGCTACATAATTCTATACCTATAGAATGTTTATGCATGTAGGAATTAACATCACCGAGATGGTATGCCCACTTATCATCCGGAAAACATTCAACTATAACGCCATCATACTTCTTCGCCCGACTCTTCTCCGCACTAACATTATGTAAAGTACCTCCAACTACGAACTGTGTCGCTATCCTTCCTCTCCTATCTCTCTCCCAATTTTGAATGGTATTATACGGGTTATTCCAACCTGCTGTATGGTGTAGAAATATATACTCTTTTTTTGCTGTCTCCTCATCTACATATTCATGAGAAGGTAAATAATAGCGATCAGCATAAATCGGATTCGGTTTTTCCGCTATAACGGTTTTAGATTCGAATCTATCTGTAGACGGCTCTGAACCAAAAATATCTCCCCATAAACTATGCGATACTTTACCGGTAACCTCATAGCCATTCTTCCGTTGATAATTTCTCACCGCTGCTTCTGTCATTCTACCGTAGAATCCATCTACAGTTAATCCTCCCAGATGAGCTTGAAGTTCAGAAACCTTCTGTCCTGTTGATCCAAATTTTAAAAGTACCATATTATTGTTTTTTTAATTAGATTCTAAGATCTCAATTCTCGACTTAAGATCTTCTATTATCAATTGCTGCTCTTTTAAAGCAGAGATCAGTAAAGAACTTATCTGCTCATTCCTTAAGAATAAATTACCGTTATCTAATCGACCTACCGCCTCCGGTATGTGTTGTCTAACATCTTGCGCGATAAGTCCATATTGAAGTCTTTGGCAATTATCTCTTCTACCTTTATTAATCCTCTTAAGATTCTTAACCCTCTCCCTAGTTGATTTAAGTAACGATCCCTATACTAACGAACCACTGACTTCTTGTTCTCGTAAAATGATTTCCTGATCATCTCGTGTAACCTTATCATTTAACTTCCACTTGAAGGTCACCGGACTTAAAGCTAATACTTTATCCAGGTAGTGAGAACCACTAATATAGTTTATATCTCTCTTTAATCTTCTATCTGACGTATTCGTCGTTAATGTCCCGTCTGATTCGTAATGTAATGCCCCTGCACTTGTTCCTGAACCTATTGACCTTATACGAGCATTTCCTTCTACTTCTAACTTCTCACTAGGCGATGTAGTCCCAATTCCGACACTTCCGCTAGTATCGATGAATAGTTGAGTATTATTCTCTGTAATTTGATTTGAACCCGTATATGGTGAATTTCTAAAATAAAATTTACCATTAACTACCTGTATCCAAGCACTATGTCCATCTCGACGTGCTCTAGGACTCGCTCCATCATAGTAACTGTTAAATCCGATAAGACTATTAGTATCTGCGACGGACTGAACTCCTATATTCCCAAACACTGCATCAAAACCACCGCCTCCCGGACCTGCTACATCTAAAGAACCCGAAACTCCAGCATTATTTCCTAAAAGTATTGAACCTGTTAAATGTGGATCGTGATATATCATTTATTATTTTTTTTTAATTTAAAGACCGTACCTACCTCTGTAGAAGTCAAATATTTCTGATAATTCTGCTTCAGATAAGAGTCTATTATAAATTAAACAGAACCCTACCTCACAATCTGACCATTCAGTACTTGTCCCAAAACTACCGAAACGTAAATCATTCCACCCAGAAGATCCACTAGCATTATCTGCTAACTTCACATTATTTGAATAAAATTTCCAATTATCCGATGTATAATTTTGAACAGCAGCTGATATCCTCCAATCCTGAGAATTGTCAGCAGCCGGCAGATATACCCAGCCTTCACTATAATAACTCTGAGTTCTTCCACCATGGTGACCTAACAAATTATTACCCGTATTACAAGTTACTACTCTTCCTTGAGGACTAGCAGAAGCATACCTACTGCTTGCTATTATAGTAGAGTCTATAGTCCGAGTATTAATACTACTTACACCGTATTGATCAATACCGTTAAACTGTAGTATACCACCATTAGCAGAACTCCACGTCGGTGAATTATACAAAGTCATATGATCTCCCCCAACCATATTATATAATGTACTACCACTTCCAGGATATGATCTCTTAGAAGCAGCATCTACTGCGAATATTAAGCCTTTGTGGGGAAGTTTTCCTGGTCCGATTTTCATTATTTATATCTACCTTTTTGAAAATTGTATAATTCTGTTACTTTATCTGCACTTAATGCTTGATCCCAAATGTATGTATTTGCAATATACCCGTTGAAAGGGTATCCAGACCCTCCTGCGTATGTTCCTATCCAAGACGTACCTGCCGGGTTAGTGGTAACTGTGCCTGTTAGCCCTGTTACAGAAGCAGCTTCTACACCATCTACGTAGCATTTCTTAAAAGTACCTCCACAGACAGCTACCATATGATGCCAAGTAGAATTAGTACAGTATGTACTTGTTGTGAACGATAGATCTGTTGTAGAGAGGCCATATGCTCTGAAAATAGTTACGTTAGTTTCAAAGAAAAAAGAATACTGTGTGTTTACTACACCATTAGTTGTCTTCTCAAACATAAACATATTAGCGGCATAGTTTGTAGAGTATACCCAAGTGGAAATTGTAAATGTCTGTAAGTCTAAATCTCCTGTACCGGGGATTGAGATATAATCTCCACTACCGTCATAATCCAGTACTCCTCCTTTCGTCGAACTATATGTTGCCCCCGTTATAGTACCGTTATTTCCCCCCCTCGCTATATCCGTAACTGTAGCCCCTGAATCGGGATAACTCCTAGTTACTCCTATATCATAAGCTAGAACAACTCTATTATGTCTAGGTAATCTTGGTCCTCTGTATACTGCCATAATTTAATCTTCTCTCTCTACTCCCTTCCAAGCCTCTACTCCATAACGATCCTTTCTCGTTCCTATTAGCAGAACATTATATTCACCGTCAATGCTGGAAGATATATGTAATAATGTTTGGTCTTCACTCACCCATCCGTACGCTTGACCAAAATGACGTACCGGAGAGATCCACACCTGATCATTCTTATTTAAATAAGGGTAGTAATCAGGTAACTCTACAGTAGCATTACTGTGAGTAGTGTGTACTTTATATCTATATATATTATCTCCTTCTGTAGGTGACTCCACAAATGAATGGTAAAGTACACCTCCCTTCTCTGGAACTGGGTTTTGAATTCTGAATGAGCCGGCTCCCTTTGTAAGTGTTCCTGTAACGTCTAAATCACCGGTGATGTCCACTTCTCCTGAAGCACTTACGTTTAAAATAGGTACACCGCTGACGTCTGCAACTGATAATAGATCGTCATCAAGTCCATCGTCTATACTAAATAAGTCACCCGCTGAACCTGATACGTAAACTAGATTTGGTAAACCCGACTGTATATGTAGTGAAGCCGTAGGATTATTAAAATCAGTACCTGCCTGTCCTATTCCGAAGAATTTCTGACCACTAAAGTATGTACTACCGCCACTAGAGTTAGACACTACCTGTACTGTTCGGGTACCGTCCGGTTTTTCCATAAACATGTTAGCATTTCCTGAACTGCCTACTCGCACTGACCATAGAGAAGCTGTCGTAGCCGTAGAAGTTACTACAATTGCAGAATTTCCTGCTTGAGCCTTCACATCTAATTTAGCTTCTGGATCTGAAAGATCTACACCGGTTCTACCTATCGCAATACTTCCTGAATTCGTTATAAACATTCGCGGTGTAATAGAATTACCGTCATTCCTTACCGCTGTAGAAGATATTGAGAACCACCCCGTTTCATCAAAATTAAGCGTCGCTCCACCACCTCCAGCTACTAAATCCGTAAATTTTCCTCCAACCTTCTGCACCCCTATCCCTGCTGGTCCACTTGATCCCCTCGCATCAAGTAACATTACCGGAACAGTAGTCCCAATTCCGACATTGCCTGAAGCGTCAATAGTTAATCTATTATTTGCGCCTAAATTTACATTGTCGTCAATTGCAAACTTTCCACCATCATTACCAATTGCCCAATAATTTCCATCC